CGGGAACGCCAAGGTCTGCGGGGAGGCTATTTTAAGACGTGGCTTCACCGAAAAAGTGACTGATTATATTGTGATTGGACCGCAGGGAACTCGCAGTAGTTTCGCGACCTTTCATTTACATTCAAAAACCGTGTGTACTGGATGCTTTGTCGGCAACCTGAATGAATTCAAAAAAGCCGTTTATAAAACTCACAATCCAGATCAAGGTAGAGTGACCTTCAATAATCAGTATCAGCGCGTTATACGAGTGTTTGAATTTTTGCAAGAGCAAGACAAAGATGCTCAATAATTAGAAAGCCGGGTCAGCGGCAACTGAACCCGGCCTGTTAAACACAACATATCAAAATAATATGAATCAGAATAACAACATAAACACAACTAACACAGAAGACCCAGCCAATCAAGCCCCATGTGTGTCCAAGCCGATCGCCCCCATGCTGGTGGAATTGGCGGAAAGGATGGGAGTCAACCCCTCCCAGGCATACATGACTATTAAAGCGACCATTGCACCCAAAGCCACCAATGAGGAACTCATGGCCTTTTGCGTCGTCGCCAACCAATACAAACTGAATCCCTTCCTCAAAGAAATTTACGCGTTCCCAGGAAAAAACGGGGGGATAGTGCCTATTGTCGGCATCGACGGATGGCTGAAACTGATCAACACGCATCCGAAATTTGACGGCATGGACGTGGAAATGAGCGGTGACGGGGAGTCATGCACTTGCCGAATCTACCGAAAAGACAACCAACACCCGACTGTCATCACGGAATACTTGACCGAATGCAAGAAGAACACGGATCCGTGGCGTCAATGGCCGCGGCGTATGCTGCGCCACAAAGCCATCATGCAGTGTGGCCGCGTGGCCTTTGGATTCGGAGGCATCTATGACGAAGACGAAGGGAAAGACGTCGCCGGAGGAATGAGAAATGTAACACCGGAAAAAACAGACGGCCCACCCGAAGGGGAAACTCCGTGGAACAACGCTCCGTCCCCTGAAGAATTCCGTGAAGAACCCCGGGAGGCCCTGCCGGAACCTGAACAGCAGGGCGACTTTATTCCGGGCCTGGAAATTCCGGCCGCGAAAGAATACGCAACCGCCAACATGGAGGACTATTGAAATGAGCCTGTCCAAGAACTGCATTGTCTACGAAAACATCTACCAGCGGTCGGAAGCCTGGTTTAAGCTGCGCGCCGGCCGTCTGACTGCGAGCAACTTTAAACGGCTCCTGACGCCTACGGGAAAGAAACCCCAGCCCAGAACGCACCAGGAAAGGGGTCCTTGGGGAGAACTCATCATTGATCTGTGCTGCTCCTTCCTTCGGCCCGATGAAATCAAGTGGGAAGGCAACCGTCATACGGACCAAGGAGAAGAACTGGAACCGGAAGCCCGGGACGAATTCAGAACCATCACGGGAATGACCGTCAAGGAAGTGGGTTTCGTCCTTTGCCAAGACGGACCGGTGGGATGCAGCCCTGACGGGCTCATCGTTGACCAGTCTGGCGACTACATGGCGGGCCTTGAAATCAAGTGCCCCCTCTCCAAGACTCACGCCCTCTACCTGCTCAACGGCGAGCTGCCTCCCGAATACCGTCCCCAGGTGCACGGATCCATGGCAGTGACGGGGCTGCGGACATGGTATTTTTTCTCCTATTGCCGGGGCTTGCGTCCCTTCCTGCTCAAAGTGAAATGGGACGCCTACACCGACCAAATCAACGAGACGCTGAATGATTTCAAGCGAGAATACCGAGACCAATTTGACGTCATCATGCCTCAAATCCGTCCAGCCGTAGAAGGGAGGTCGGCATGAGAACCAGGGCAAGAGCTATCCATCGGCCCGGCGTGATGAACAAGACCGAAGCCGCCTATGGCTTTTACCTGTCCGACCGTCAAGCAAAGGGGCACATCCGGGAATTCAAGTTTGAGGCCGTCAAGCTGGTCCTTGGGAACCGCTGCTCCTACACGCCCGATTTCATGGTCGTCCGCAATGATGGGACACTTGAATTCCATGAAGTGAAAGGCTTTTGGCGCGACGACGCGAGAGTAAAAATCAAGGCCGCCGCTGACAAGTTCCCCTTTGTTTTTGTCGCTGTGAAACAAACGAAAACAGGCTGGGACGTGGAAACAATACAGAAAGGAGACCGGTAATGATAATTATTGATTTATTCGATATTTTAACATTTTCAATTTTAATCATATTGTTAGTTATTCTTATCATTCAATATATTATATTCAAAATAAAAGGAAAATGATTTTTGAACTCGCAGAACTTATAGTTGTTTTAGTCTCCATTTTTTCATTTGGGTATTACCTCTATTTAGCGGGACAATACAAAGGATTTCTCAAAGCGATTGAAGTCTACTTAAAATATGTGGAAAAAGAAAATGAAGATGACGCCTGAACAGAAAGCGTTTTACGAATGCGGAAAATCAGTGGAGTCCGTCAGGGAAACCATTCAGAAAATCCGGCAACACGCCATTCATGAATTTGGAGAGCCATATTACCTTTTGATGCCCTCTGAAAAAAGGATCTTAAGAATGGCAACGGGCCTTGCCTCGAAAATTCATGTCGTTCGCCAGAAGCGGGCCGCGTGCAGGGCGTGGGCGGTTGAAGAGCGGTATTGCTGTATTTGTGCTCACGGGCCGATGAACTTGCGGGAAAAAGTATGCTGGACATGTATACACCACCACCACTGGGAGCCGAGAAAGGAGGGGGAATCATGAAATACCTCTTTGACCTGCCGCCCCGTGATCATGCACGGAAACCCTATGCCGTGGGATTGCCCCCGGAGGTGGATGCCTGGGCCAAGGCCAACAAGCACCGTATCGGAACGTATCGATCTTGGTGCAGGCCGCAATATTCCGTTTTTATCGGGAATGTCGATATGCTCCAGGAATTGTGCAACCTGTATGATGACTATGGGTTTATTGCCTACGGCAACACCAAGGGCGCTGCCGTTCAGCAACTTTACAACAATCTCCAAATGCGAAAAGCCACCGTGGAAGATGCCCTGCGGTTTTTGCTGGGCTATCTGCAAGACCCGAAAGAGGCCAAGAAATACGCCGCGGCGTTTGGCCTTGAAGAGGCGGCGGACGCCGCAGGGGAGAACACGGGTGTGAATCTGCATAACTCATTGATGTCCGCACCGGCCCAGGTGGGCGGCACCCTGGCGGACGGGAAGGAGGGAATGATATGAACCACAACCCCCAACTGACGCTTTTTTTGATATGGCCGGAGACTGGATCAAGGTGGAACACACGACACCGGACAAACCCGAAGTGGTGAAGCTGGCCGGCATCCTTGGAATTGATCAGGATGCCGTTGTCGGCAAGCTGCTTCGCCTCTGGATTTGGGTTGATCAACAATCCGTTTCTGGTAACGCCATTACCGTTACAAATTCGTTTCTCGACCGTCTCGTATTCTGCCCCGGCTTCGCCGCTGGGCTTGTCAAAGTCGGCTGGTTGAATGGACGCGAGGGCCTCCTTTCAATCCCCAATTTTGGCCGCCACAACGGCCAATCCGCCAAGAATAGGGCCAATACGAACCGCCGTGTCGCGAATAGCAGAAAAGCTCATCATGAGCGAGTTGCAAAAACATGTAACGCAAATGTAACGCTTGAACCGTTACAAAAACCGTTACCAGAGAAGAGAAGAGAAGATAATAATACTACTACAACTACAACCGGGCGCGAGGTTTGCCAATTTCCGAAGGACGTTACCGAGGTTGACCGCTTTATGGCCGCCCAGGTTCTGCACCCGCTTGGAGACGAGCTGACCCGGTGCGCGGAACGGTTTTTCAACGAACAGTCCGCCGTTGGATGGCGAAACCGGCACGGCGTCCCCCTGGCGGACTGGCGGCCCATGGCTCGCCAATACGCTGCCACCTGGGCCCGGAACAATGCGGCCGCGCCCGGGATGAAACCCGCCAATACCGTGGGAACCAAGCCAAAATCAACGACTAAACCATCAAGAAGAGATGACCTCTGGAAAGATTGACGAACCCATTAAACCCCAGGGAGGACTGAAGGGAGTTAATCTTGAAAGCCTCCTGGAATCCATCACCCTTCTTGCCGAGGACGACGGAAGAAGCATTGAAGAGCTTGAAGCGGAAGCTCTGGCTGCTGAAAAGCAGCGGGAAGAAGAACGCCGAGCGGCATACGAACGCCTTGGCCTGATTGACCGCGGTTTTCCCCGCCGAGCTATTGATTGCCTTGACGAAGTAACCGGGGAACCATGGAAGAAAGCCCTGCGTGATGCCTACCGCCTCGTTTTGACGCCTGGGAGTATCATTGTACTGAACGGGCGATACGGCACCGGGAAAACGGTATTGAGCACGTTTCTTGGACGCCTCATGTACAGGCGAAAGAGGCGCGTCCTCTATACCAAGGCCTATGATTACACGATGGACTTGAGAGAGACGTTTAACGGCAACGGCTCGGAATCCGATATTATGAAGCGATACAAGGCCCCGTATCTTCTGGTGCTGGACGAGTATCACGAGGTCAAGGACACGGACTTTGCAGGCGCCGCGCTGGAAAGGCTCATTGACTATCGGCACCAGAACGGCAAACCGACCATCATCATCTCCAACTACAGCCCCGCCGCCCTTGAAGATCGACTCGGGCCGGCCATTGTTTCCCGCATCCACCTTTGCGGCACCATCATCACCTGTGATTGGAAATCCTACCGCGAGATCAATTACCATCCCCGGGAATAGCCCTGGAATCTCGTATACCCTGGAATCTCGTATAGGCCTATTCTTCCGGCAATCCGTGACGGGTGATTAGCTCCATCAACAGCTCCATGGAAGGACTCGTTTTTCTGGACCCGCCCAACCATTGCCACACCGCCATTTCCGTCACACGCAACACTTGCGCAGCCTTTTTGACCGCAGAAGTTTTGGATCGCAAATGGTATCTGGACTGCACCCAATCAACAAATTCTTGAATAGTCATAGCTGTGCCAGGGCGGCATGCACCGCCCTGGAATCATGGTTAGAGGGCTTCAACGCGGTCGGAGTCCTGGAACCAGTTAAGGTTTTCCGGGTCTATCTCTTCACCTTTCACCTGCGTGAAAGTCATGAAGATTTCCACGGGGTTTCCGTTTTCGTCGTATCCGGGCGCGGAGTATTCCGAGATGTATTCCTCTCCTTCTTCCGCGTCGTTGTAGCATCCGTCAAAAAGACGATTGGTTAATTCCATTTGGCGAGCAGCATAGTAGGTCTTGCCTTCAAAGTCGTAGCTGCCGAATTCGCATTCAAGAGCGGTCAGGTTGATTTCTTCTCCGTCTTCCGTGGTGATGATTTTGTCTTCGGACTCTTCCTTTTCTTCCTCTTTGGTTTCTTCAGCGGCGGGGGTAACTACTTCCTCAATGGCTTTAACCGCCGGGTCTCCAATCGTCAGTGCGCGGGCTCTTTTCGGCTTGTTATTGGTGATGGTGCCGTCCTGGTTAATGATGACATAGTCCCAGCCGAAATAGATGCGGCTCTGAGTGCTGCCTTCCCAGGCGCGGGCGCGTTCGCCGTAGTAGCTGTACCCATTCTTATTGAGTTCGTCAGCGATTTCCTGGGCCGTCATTCCTTTGATGTTGGTGATTTCCATTTTCTTGTTCTTTCTGATTTGGTTGTGGATTGTGTCTCCGGTTGGTCCCTTCCTCCCGTCAACAAGGTCAATATACTAAACATTGTTTAGTATTGCAAGAGAAAAAATGAAAAAAGAAGAATTTTTTTTCGTTGCCGCCTCCATCAAAAAATGATAGGAGGAGGCGTTCTCTCTGAACGTTCAGCCCTTCGGGGCTGTGGATTAAAACGATCGCAAGATCATCCGGGCGGAAACGCCCATTTCCCTTAAAAAGGGGCGGTTTTTTTCGAAGCCGCCCCTTTTTTATTCCGGGACGGATGGAGCTTCCAGAATCCGCCATCCAGCCCCCGTGCCGCGTCCCGATTTGCGGAACCGCCCGGCCGCGCAGGACAGAAGACTATAAATCCTTTTGCCCTCATCGTCGCCGAATCTGGTGGTCATGTAAAGCTTGAGGTTGCGAGCCTCCACCATCTCGCCCTCCGGTGATTCCAATCGCCAGACTTTTGCATGGCAATTGGTTTCAAATTTTCCTGTCCTCGGATGCTTGCGCGGACCGGGCACGCCTCGATGCCGGCAGGCCTCCAAAAAGGCAGGGGACGTGATTTTCCTCCCTTGTTGGGCGCGGTTGGCGCACCCGGGGGAGCAGTATTGACGATGCCACACTTTTTTTGCCCGGAAAACTTTTCCGCAAACGGAACACGTGAGCGTTTCCCAGGCCTCCGCATAGTGAGCCTGGAGGCAGGCCCGGGAACAGTACACGCTGTCGCGCTTGCCCGCGCGGGGAGGAACATCCTTGCCGCAGATAGGACATCGTTTCATACGCCCCACAGTTTGAAAAATGAGCGCTGCGAATCAAGAACAAACAACGCGCTTGAATTGGATATCCGTTGTCTACTATGATAGAGCCGCAGGAAAAAGAAACCTACCACCAAAAGAAAACCGGGGCGGCCGAGCCTCTACACCGAGGAACTGGCCGCCGAGATAGCCTCCCGTCTTGCCAACGGCGAAACCATGAAATCCATCTGCTCCGACGACCACATGCCGGAGGTCTGGACGGTCTGGAATTGGCGTGAAACAAAGCCGGAGTTTTCCAAACTCATTCAACGCGCGCGGGAAGCGCAGTCGGAAGCTATGATTGACGCCTGCCAGGAGCTGGCCGATGAAGCCGCGAAAGTCGCCCTTGACCCGGAATGCGGCTCCGCCTCCGTCGCCGCGAAGAAGCTCGCCATTGAAACCCGGCTGAAAGTCGCCGCCCGCTTCGCGCCGGAGAAATTCGGAGACCGGGTCCGCCAGGACGTCGCCGGCGTTCCCGGTGCGCCGCTGGAACGGAAAATCACGCTGGACCCCGATCAGCTAGCCCAGCTGCAGGAAGACGAGAAAACCGCGTTGGAAACCATTGCCGGCAAACTCCATCCCTAACCCGTCAGGACACGAATCCCCGTCAGCTTCTTCTTGCGCCATATCCTCCGCCTTGACCCCTATCCATGGCAGGTGGAGGCCATCAAGGCGTTGTCCCTGGGCAAGCTGACCCTGGGAGGGAAAAGCGTGGCTCTGGTCGCTCCTAACGGATCCGGCAAGACAAGCAACTGCATCGCTCCCGCCATCCTGTACTTTCTCACCTGTTTTCCGCGGGGACAGGTCCCCGTTACGTCCTCATCGTGGATGCAGGTAGAAAAGCAGCTCTTTCCCGCGCTCCGCCGCTACATGGACAATCCTTTCTTTTCCGGCTGGACCTTCAACAAGACGGAGATCCGCACGCCGGAGGGAGGCTTTGCCGTGGGTTTCTCCACCGACAACGCGGGACGTGCGGAAGGATGGCATCCAAAAATCTCGCCCGGCGTGGACCCGGTCTTTTACGTCCTGGATGAAGCCAAGACCATTCCCGACTCCATCTTCACCGCTGTTTCCCGCTGCACGCTCTTTCACGCGTTCATCACCTCATCGCCGGGCGCCGATTCCGGCACCTTTTACGACTGCTTTCACAAAAATTCATCACTCTACTACAAAATCCGCGTCAAATACGAGGACTGCCCGCATATCGAAATCAATGACCCGGGGAAGGCCGAACGCCTCAAGAAAGAATACGGCGAGCAGTCCTCATTTTACCGTTCCGCCATCCTCGGCGAATTCACCGACCTGGACGGACAATCCGTCATTTCCCGGCGCTCTCTCATGGAGCTGGTCAACAACCCGCCTCCCTTCCTGGACACCGGAGAGACCTGCGGCGGCTTCGACTTTGCCGCGGGGGGCGATGAAAACGTCTTCGCGGCCGGGCACGGCAACCGTTTTTTCATCGCCGACCACTGGTCCGACCCGGACACCGTAGGAGCGCGCGGACGGTTCCGCCGAAAGGCCGCCGAGCTCGGCATCCCCGCCGACCGCATCTTTGCCGACGGCGACGGCCTGGGGCTCCCCATCATTGACGACTTCCGCGCCGAGGGTTTTCCGGTGCACTCCTACCGGGGTGGTTTCCCGGCGGATGACACGCAAGCTTTTGTCAACCTGCGCGCCCAGGCATGGCGGGCTCTCGCCCGCGCCATCGAAGAAAAAGAACTCATCCTCGACATTGACGAGGACACGATTGAACAACTGGTCGCGCCGCGGCTCCAAACCGACGCAATAGGCCGCGTCCGCATTGAAAGCAAAGAAGATATGGCAAAGCGGGGCGTTCGTTCCCCAGACCGTGCCGACGCCCTCGTCATGGCCTGGCACGCGCGACGGAACAGCGGACTGGCGCGGACGCTGGGAGCCTGGTACGCCCGACCCGTGTCATCAAAACGCGCTTACGGGAGATATTAGGGTTGACAACATATCAATATATCAATATATGACGATATGTAAACAATCGCAGGGTGGTGAAACGGTATCACGCGGGGTTCCTGTCCCCGAATCGAAGGTCCAACTCCTTCCCCTGCAACCACCATTTTCTTTTCTTCCGCTGCAGGTTTAACGCCGTCAAAAATATCCTCAATGCTCCGAAGCTGGTCGCCCAACAGGAGACCAGAATCAAGGAGCTTGAAACGGAACTCACCCGGCGAGCCTTGACGGAACAGAGCAGGAAGCCTAACCAGCCCCAATGGTTTGAATATTGGGATCCGTTACAGGGAGCCGACCTGCAAACCCTGATTGACGCCAGGAACGAAGCGCGGCGTGGAGCCTTTGCCCGCCAAATGCTCATTTGGGACGAGGTCATCTACTCGGACGGCTTGCTGGGCATGCTCTATTCCCGGCTCATTGAAAGCGTCTCCATGCAGGGATGGGTGATTGACGCCGCGGACGACAGCCCCGAAGCGCAGCGTCATCAAAACGCGCTGGAAGAATTCTATCACTCCGTCACCGGACTTCAACAGGCCTTTGGGCAGTTGGCCTCCGCTATGTTTTACGGTTACGCCCACCTACAATACATTGAAGACGCCTGGGGCCGCCGCTTTGAATTCATCCCGCAACGCTATTGGGTCCGCCCCGGAGAGTTGAACGAATGGCAGTTTAATCCTCAATGTTACATCGGCGTCGACACCGGCGAAAGCGTGGAAGAAGAAACGCTCGTCGTCATGGAGCACAGGAATCCCATTCTCTTTCCTGCTACCCGCGCCTCCTTTGAGCGTAACCATGCCAAAGTCACGTGGGACAACCATATGGACCGCTACGGGAGCGCGCCGGCCATCATCACGGCTCCGAAGGACGCGAGCCCCGACATCATGGACGCGCTGAAACGGGCCTGCGAGGAACTCAAATCGGGAGCATCCATCGTGCTTCCTCCCGGCTGCACCGCGGAACCGCTCAAGGCATCCAACATCAACGAAAACTATTTTCTTTCACGCATCAACATGGCCGACAAAGACCAGGTGCGTTTTGTCATGGCTGGAACCCTGACCGTCCTGAACGAATCAGGATCCGGCACGCTGGCCGGGTCCGCCCATACGGACAGCTGGAATGCGGTGGTATCCGCCGTCTGCTCCAAAGTGGCGGAAGCGTTCAACACCGCCATCAGCCCGCTTATATTGGGAGACGGCGAACCGCTGGCCAGGCTCCACATCACCTTTGACACCGTCCAGACGCCGCTGCAGAAGGCCGAGGAAATAGCCGCGCTTGCGGACGGAGGCGTCCGCCCCGAGAAGACCGAAATCGAAGAAAAGATAGGCATGTCCATCGAGGACACGCAGGAACCCGTTCCGGTGACGGCGTCCAACAGGGAACCGGAAAAAGCGCTCATTCCGCCCGACGCCTACGAGCAGCTTCAGCAAATGATTTACGCCGGACTTATGAAAGGATTTACCGATGATCAGTACGAAACAAATCAATGACCTGTCCCGACCCGCCAACGGCTGGTATCACATCGAGAAAAGCGGAGACCATGACGTCGACTACGGTGAAGGACCCGCCGTGCTGCGCATCGACGAGCAGGCGATCCGGGACATGGTGGACGACTTCAACGCCCGCACCTTTGACGGGCCGGGCATGCTCATCGACGGCGACCACCTGAGCCACGACCTTTCCCGCGATACGCGGGCTCTCGGATGGCTCAAGAGGCTGGACACCTACCGAGACCCTTCCGGCACGCTGGAACTCTACGGTTTCATCGAATGGACGCCGCGCGGCCTTAAGATGCTGCAGGACAAGGAATACACGCAGTCATCCACGGAATACGGCGAAGGGATGACCTTGACGGACGGCGTCTACCGTCCTTCGCGCCTGACCGGCTTTGCCCTGACCAACCGGCCCCGCATCAAAGGAAAGCGGCCGCTGGTCAACAGACAGACTTCCCCCGCCTCCGACGAGGCCGGGGGCGAACCCAAAAGCCCCGAAGAGGGGGAAACAACCCAGAACACCAATATGGAAAACGACGATACAGAATATCCGTCCAAGGAGATGGACAAGGCCCAGCGGGCCCTGTTCGATTCCCTGCTTGACAAGCTGGATGTCGAATTTGACGGCACCGACGATATGAGCAGGGCGATCCTCGGACGACTTGATGAACTGCTCTCGCTGGAAAAGCGCGAGAAAGACCACGTGAACGCCGAAGTGGACGACGCCGTCAGCACGTACGAAAACGCGCTGGACGAGGAAGAACGCGAGGAATTCACGGAAGAACGCCGGGAAGAGCTGAAAAACTCTCTCCGGGAAAGCCCCGCCGCGCTGAACGCCTTTATCCGCGCCCTCAACCGCCAGGCGGCCGCACAGAAGCAGGAGCAGCCGGAGCAGAAGAAGCTTCCGCAAAGGACGCCTCTGAACCGCCGCGCTACCCTGACGCCTCCCAACCCGTTCCGCAAGAAGGAATCCATCGAAGGATTCCAGAACCGCGTGGACGAGCTGATTAAGGCAGGCATGGATCGCTATAAAGCCTTCCAGAAAGCCACCGAGGAAGGCTTCATCGTCTCCGCCCAACGTTAATTATTCAACCTGATCAAACCCAATGCCATCACTCAACGTAACCCAGAAAAGCGCCATCGTCTATTTCAACGCCCCGGAAGGCGTTGACCTGTGCGGACAGGAAGGAACCGTCGTGGCGCTGACCGCAAATCCCGACATCCCTGAATTTGTCGGAACTCCGTTGTTCGCTATCCCCACGCAGGAGCAGCTGCTCGGCGTCGTCCTGCAGGGACAGCCCAACAAGGGGACCTGCGTCGCCGCGCTCGTCGGCATGTATGCCGGCCTCATCAAGGTGGCTCTATCCGACACGCCCGGAACCATCAAATCCGGAACGCCCGTCACCATCACGGCCAACGGGACATGGAAGGCCGCCGCCAGCGGAGAAACCGTCTATGCCCGCGTTATTCATGCCAAGTGGGAAAAGGGCCTTGTGGAAATCGGATTCGTCCCGTCCTACCAGGTTGCCGCAGCCTAACTATTAACCCTAACCAACAGAAAGACCAAGAACAAGGGCTACTCCATTTTGCTCCGCCGTTCAGTTCACCGATGTCCTGACCTCCTATTCCGCGGGGTCCGGCAACACCGAAGAGAACTCCATCATCAGCCGCATCGCTCCGATCGTCCCGGTCTATGACCTGAATTTCCAGTACAAGGTCTGGGACACGGAATCGGCCTTCACCGTCCAGCCCATCCAGGTGGGGCCGGGCGAACCTCCCCGCCAGACCGTCCTGCGCGGCAGAAACGAAACAGACACCCTTCAGGGTTACGGATTGACGCTGCCCATACCGGACGCTTTGCTGGGCGTCAACCTGGAAAAGGCGCAGGCCATCACCCTGGCGGAATACAAACTCATCGAATCCCAGTTTGTGACGTCGTACGAATACGAACGCGCCAAGCTTCTGATGAGCCAGCTTCCGGCCGCTTCCGGGATGGGTGGCTGGGCCAACCAGCAGAAAAACCCGTTGGCGGATCTGGACCAGGCGATCCTGTCCATCAATGCCGCAACCGGACACATGCCGAACACGATTGTCTTCGGCATCAACGCATGGCAGCTGCTTCGCTCCAACACGCTCGCGCGTCAGGTGGTTTCCTTCAACAGCGTCGGCCTGTTCAACGAAGACCTTCTTCGCATGGCTCTGATCCGTCCTATCCGGGATATTTACATCGCGTCCATGCCGTACCGCGACGCTTCCGGCGACGCGAAGACGATCATGGAAAACGAAGTCTACGTCCTGTACAAAGAAGAATCCCCGACGCAGTTCGATGCCTCCGCCGTCAAAACCTTCGGGCTTTCCGGCAAGCTTCGCCGAGAAGTCATCACCGAATACAAGCCGACGCCGGCCTTGACGCTCGTCACCAACCGCGTCTACTCGCTGACCAAGCTGACCAACCCCGGCGCCATCGTCCGCATCGACGCGACGGCCACCGCCGATTAACCCCAACCCCGCCTCCATCATGTCCGCCTTTCCTGCCTGGTCCACGATTTCCACCGACGAAGCCGATCGGCTGCTCGGACTCAACACCGCCGAACGCGCCGCCCTGGTGACCGCCGGGGAGCAGCGCAGCCTGGACTACCGGGACGTCATGATGGAGGCGGTCAACGATGTCTGCATGACCATCCGCGGGGCGCTGGCCAACAACCTCGCCCTGCGGCAATCCCTACAAAACAGCGGCATGTACGACATTCCGCAAAGCATGCGGTCCCTGGCATGGCCGCTGATTATCCGGCAGCTCTACCTGCGCTACCAGCTCAACCTGACCGAGACGCGCCAGAAGGCCGCCGATTCGGCGGACGCGATGCTGACGCTCTACGCCAAAGGGGACATGCTGCCGGAAAGCGTGGACGGCTCCGCGCCCGCGGATCCCGCCTACATGATGCCGCGCTACACGCGCCGACCCTGGTTCAACCCCATGCGAAGCACCTACCGATGATGACCGCCGCCCAAATGGAGATGATTGCCAACGACTACGCCGAACGCGCCTTCTTCGTGTCCGGGGTGGAACCCGGCGTCATCCTGTCCGATTTTGAGGACAAGGCGTCCCAGGTCGCCTCGGGGGCCTTGAGCTACGAGGAAGCGCAGCGGGCCATCCGCGAAACCCTGCGCCAGCAGGGTTACCGCCCCCCGGCGACGGGGCAGGGAGGCATTCAGGATTTGTCCTCCTGGGTCCGCATCCAGGTTGTTATGGAAACAAACGCGGCCATGGCCCACGGCTACCGGAACTGGTACAACTGGACTCAGGACGAAGACACGGCCGCCTTCAAATTTTACCGATCCCAGGGGCGGGAAGACCCGCGCTATTGGGCCGAACGCTGGAACCGTGCCCGGGTCGGACTGGAAGAAGAAGCCACGGAAGCGGTATCATCCGGATTCATCCGCGGAGAAACTGTCGGCTATGCACTGGCGGCCTCCGATATTTGGGTGCGTCTCTCGCGGTTCGGCACGCCTTACCCGCCCTTTGACTACCTGTCCGGCATGAACATTGCCCCCGTGGGCGCCGAAGAAGCCCGCGCGGCCGGTCTGGACGTGTCGCGCGTCCGTCCCGCTCCCGCCAGCTTCAACGCCACCTTGGAAAGCAACGCCAAAGGCGTGACGGAATCCAACAGGAACAAGATCCGCCGCATCCTGAAAGACGCCGTGCGCGTCAAGACCGGGAACGACGGCGATACCACCTTTACCTACACGGACCCGAACGGCACGCGCCCTTACACGGACGCGGAACTGGCGGAAGTCCTGTCCGGGGATTTCCCGGAAGAGATCCCCTTGCGGCAGGCCCAGGCCTTCCGCCTGGCGGCAGCCGGGGGAGCCGTGGCCGGAACGCTGGCGGCCCTCTACCTGGACCGCCTGCTGGACCGCCTGTCCTCCGAGCCGGAAGGCGTCTGGTACGCCCGGCCCGCAGACGTGGCCGCCGCGTCCTCCCGCCAGTATATCCACGTATCCCGGAAGGAAGAGGGGGAATTCACCTGGCGCCTTACCTCCGGGCACGTCAAGAAAGTGGAAGACGTTGCCGGAGCTATCCGCGTGGAACTGCCCACCCCTTACGTTTTACCCTCCAAATGGCTGTAACCGTCCACATCGACCAGTCCGAGATTGACCGGGCGTTTGCCGACATGGAGCCGTCCGCGGCCCGGCACAAAACCGCCATCCGCAAGTCCGGCGTCGCCCTGAGCCTGCTCATTCAGGAAACCCTGCGCCAGCAGGGCAAGGACTACTACGACGGCGCGGCGGACGCCACGACCATGGAAGAAACCGCCGAGGGAGTCAGCGTCTCCATCGCCTGGCGCGGCATCGGTCTTCACTGGATCGGCACGCAGGGTTATCTGGGCGGGCCGCTTCGCCCCACGGGGCGCACCTCGGAAATCACCGGGAACCCGATCCGGAACCTGGCTATCCCCACCATCAACGCCCCCCGCGGCCATGGCGGGGCCCGAAGCATTTACAGCGCCGGCTTCCGCAAAGAGGACTTGCAATTCATCCCCTCCAAGAACGGAGGACGCAACGGCAATGTGACCGGCGTCCTCATCCTCAAGACGGCGCAATCAGCCACCGGAAAGAAAGCGGCCCGCAAACTGTTCCGCCAGGGAGCCAGAACGGGCGACGTGCTCTACGTGCTGTGCCGCGAAGTCACGATCCCGCCCACGCCGGGAATTCTCCCGACGATGGACCGGATGGCGCAGCGCGCCGCGGAAACCTACCTTGCCAACATCGGAAACGAACCATGATCCCCTCCATCGACCAGACCATGTGCCGGCGCATCATTGAGCGCCTGAAGAACCTGGGAGCGCTGAACTGTCACATCTTCGAACGGCCCTTCGACCCACAGTACGCCGCCAATGACATCATCATGTCGGCGATGGGTAACAACGGCGTCGTTTTGGTGTGCCCCGGGGACGCGGCAGAATACCAGGACGGGAACGGACAAACGGAAGCGCCGACGATGTGGCGTCAGTATTTCATCATCGCCTCCATTTATCACAACGCATCCCTGTTCCCGGCGGCATGCCTGACGCCTGATTATTATCTTCGGGCGGTGGGGGACGTGATTGAAGAAGCCCTGTGGAACTGGAATCCTCTTCCCTTTTCCGCACCGGCGATGATGAAACCCAAAATCAAAGGCCGTTTTTCCTCCTCCGCCATCATTGACGGCGAGAAGAGGCAAATGAACGTTTTGACCGTGGATTACCGTGTCCCGGTTAATATTAACATGAGAAACCATCCGCAATTCAATGAACACATCAACAACTGACAAGAAGGCCGTGCGGAAGAGCGCCCCGAAGCCGGACGAATCTTCCGAAACCGCCGGCAAAACGCCGTCCGCACCGGACGAAAAGAAGAAAACAACTGACAAGAAGGCCGTGCGGGTCATTCGCACTCGCACCGAACTGGACGGAGGGCTGGTTCTCAGCCTCTCCATGAAAACCGACACCCCGGAACTTCCCGCGCCCGTCGCGGAAGCTCTGTCCACCCTCAACCTCGTTGACATCAAATGAGCAAAGCAACTGCAGCCAACACCGAACCGGAGAAGAAGACGGAGCAGGCCGCCGTCATCGACACGAACATTCTCATTCTCGCCAAAGAAGTGAGGATAGGGCGCTCAACCTTCTTGAAAGGGGCGCGCATCCGTGCTACAAAAGAACTCGCTGATAAACTGGAAGCCGACGGCAAGGCATCCATCATCTACTAACCATTTCAAGCACCAGGGCAACTACATACGAACCCACATTCACGAACCGCAACGTCACGCCGCAGATTACCGGCGTGCTGGCGATTTTCCTCCCCGACGGCATCAAAGTGACCGAAGACGAGGGAGCTTCTTACGTCACCGGACCGGACCAGTTTCCGACGCCTCCCACGGCTCCGCCCGCCGATCCGACAGCCGGGCCTGAACAGCCCTGGGTGAGTTTCGGGCTTTTGGGGGCTTTCCAATCCGTTGCCACCCAGGTCGAAGGGGAAGTAACGCGCTTTTACGGCGGCGCGCTGGGATATCGCCAGCAGCGCAAGAACACGACGACCGGAAAGCGGATGACCTTCACCACGCCGGACATGTCTCCCGAATGGTTCCAGCTGTCTTTCGCCCTGGGAGCGCCTCCCGCTAATGGCGAGGAATCGACCACCGTCGGACATGGCGGCGACAACAAGATCGAAGGGTATCTTCATTTCTGGTACCAAAACGACGTCGGCACGATCTATCTGGTCGGAACGGCGCATGGCGCCTTGCGCCTGCTGCAGGACCCTGAGCACACCACGGCGATTGCTTCACCACAGTTCGAGTTCGAAATGGATTACCGCGGCAAGTACCAGTTCACGCCCTCCAATGTGCAGGACGTGACGCCGACTCCGGGTTCCTGACGCGTTTCACCAGGGGGCGCGCTGCGCCCCCGCATCCTCTTTTTTCCCAGGCAGCAGGCAGGCAAATACGATATCCGGACCGTCACGGGGCTGAACCAGTCGCTGGTCGTCCGTGTGGTAGATTTTCAGGGGGATCCCGTCGACATGAGCGGCGTCACCCTCCGCGGCGCTGTCCGTCTCAAGACAGGCGTCGCCGAGTTCGGCTTTTCCCGCGACGATGAGGGTAACGGCGTGCTTTCCTGGGCTTCGGTGCCTGCGGGCAGGTGGTCCTACGACGTCTTCATGGACGACGGAAACGAGGAAAGACCGCTGCTCTACGGATGCTTTGTTTCTGCGGGCCGTGTAACGCCTGACTTGCCGGACGAACAGCAGGCCGTGGCGGGCGCGGTCGTCGTGCAGCTGCCGGAAGGAAGCGGCTGCGTGCAGGTCATGCTTGACAACGCGTCCAGCGCCGCCTGGTACGCGGAGCAGGCCAAAAAGTACGCCGAGAATTTTAATCTGTCCGTGGGTCAGGTCACCACCGGGGAACCGGGGACGCCCGCCAACGCGGAAGCCGTCAAGGGGTCCGAAGTGGGATCCTATCTGCTCAATTTCACGATTCCCCGCGGGGATGTTGGTCCTCAGGGACCGTCAGGCCCGCAGGGTGAACGTGGAGAAACCGGCCCCGAAGGGCCGCAAGGTCCACGCGGCGAAACCGGGGAACGCGGGCCGCAGGGCGAAACCGGGGAGCAGGGACCGAAGGGAGATACAGGACCGGCGGGGCCTCAAGGCCCGGAGGGCCCCCAGGGCCCGGAAGGTCCGGCAGGACCCCAGGGACTACAAGGGGAAAAGGGAGAGCCCGGGACGCTGACGTCCAACGTCGGCGACGTCAACATCGGGGGAGCCCTGACCGCTGAATCGGCTACTATCAACGGGCCTCTGGTCGTCAACAACCCGGACGGAAGCGGAAGCGCCGGGACCCTGAACCAGATTTACGGAATCACCCGGTTTTATCAGTCCGTTGATCTCCAATCGGGCGGCTGGCTGCGAGGGACATTCATGGTAGAATCCGGCATCCTGAATATTTCCCAGGGCGCCAGCTTCAACTGCGCGGGGGCGTCCACGTTTTCAAGCACCGTCAACGCCAATGGCGGGATCAATGTCCCGCTGGCTGTGGGGGCGCCGACCGATACGGGGGCGGTTAATCGCTTTTATACGTTAGGATTGGCCGGTGCTGTATCAGCGTTGGTTCAGCCTATATACCTTAATTCCAGTTCGATCACAGTCGCGGGTTCCATTTCTAAATCTTCCAAAGGTACTCTTGCCGGGTTGACGCAGCGTTTTTCGGTGGGCGCAGCTTCTGCCGGGTCCAATGCGTACGGGTCAGCGGTTATTCCCCTGATAGGGCCTAACGGTCAATTTAATTACAGTTCCGTGTGCGGATTTTCCCTTGCGGTCAACGCGACAGCCTTCGCTAAATTTACTTTTGGCATAGGCCGCGGCTCAAAAACCAACAGAACCGGGTTGACGATGGATTCTTATTCTATGATTCCGGGGAACGAGCTGGCCGTCAACTATGGGGAAATCATCGATGTTACCATCAATACGCCTTACGATACTGTCCGCAAGGGGTATGAAATCAGAGTGAGAGAAATATTTTATGTATCGTCCGTAGGTCACTGGCAGGTGAAGACGACCACCGTATTTCTTCCGTTAGGCCATAATGATCTGATGCCGAACGGGTTGAACAGGCTTATTTACATGCAGAGCGGATCGCCGGGACTAGAAGAGCGAGAGGAAAAGGCGGCTCTTTATATGGAGCTGGGAGGCGGCAGTACCAATACCCTGTTCAAGATAGCTTCTCTCCGCGGCTTCATCGCTTTCGAGGCAGGAACAGGCGTAAGCACCCTAATTATCGACGCGCGCAATGAGAAAACATATGCCCTTTCAGCCGACGCGGGCACAGGCACCAGGCACCTTTATGCCAATGGATTGACCAATCCAACCTATCACGCATTGGAAGCAATGGCCGTCAATGCCATTGAAGCCGAAGAAACGGCGGATTTTGAAGATATTAACATACCTCTCTAATCATGAACGACGCAGAAATACAAATTCAGTTCCCGCGGCCCGGCAACTGGCAGGAATTCACGTTGACGGCCATTTATCAGGACGCGGACGGTTACACCCGGACAGACCGCTACACGGCGGACGAAATACCAGCGGAACAGACCCCGGCAATGGCTGCTGTCGTGTCCGCGCTGGTGGGCA